CTATAGGGATTTCACCAGCAAGGCCGCCGTGGCGACTTGCCACAGGGTCCTTTCCAGCTTCAAGCGCCGTTCAGTCCGTGCGTGCCCCTTTTCTGATGTCTCGTAGGATTTCTGTGCTTGATTCAATGAGTTTTGCGCTTTCTCTAGCGACATCTTCGCTTGATCTGACTGCTGTTGCAGCGTCATCAACTGACTTTGCAGTATATCGATTTGCTTCCTCGACTCCGTCAGCCGCGCGTTCAGCTCCGTCAAGCGACTGGCCGACAGACTCGACTGTGCTTTTGCAGTCCGCAATTCTTTTTCCGATTGCGTCAACAGCATCTGCAGCCGTTCGTTGTTCTCCTGCAGCCTGTTCAAGTTGTCTTCCAGCGTCTGAAGCTGTTCGTCTGTCACTTGATAGGAACACAAACCAACCGATGGCTGCCAGCACAACAGCGCTAATAACAGCAGCGACGTCAAGCAGCGTTTCAGCATCCACATTATGCCGCCTTTTCTGCCGGACGCATTTTTTCGACCGCCTTGCCGACAAGGTACAGCGTCAGGTTGACGACGCCTGGCAGGAAGATGGTGTCGCGGAATTTCGGCCAGCCGTTTTCTTCCGCCGCGTCACGCTTCAACTGCGTGGCAAAGGCATCCGCCACAGACTGGACCGCTGGCAGGACCGTGTCGCCAATCCACGCGACGATTGCGTCCTTTGCTTCGCCGCTGGCAAAGTCTGAAATACTGGACAGCGCTTCATTCTTCAATTCCTCGATTGTCATTGTCTGTTCCTCCTTATGCAAAGATAGATTCGTCATACATATAGTCGCCGTCAAAGGCGCGTGTGCCAATCCACAATTCGTTCGTGTTTTGCCATACGTAGCCGCCTAAATCGTCATCATCGTCCCACTGTGCGTTCCAGACAGGGCAGGCAAGCGACTGCCAGTCAATCAGTTCGCACAGCCACGAATATGATGCGTACACGCCACTGTTCAGGCCGATGTTTTCCAGCCACGCTTTACACATGGCCGTGCAGTTTTCCCGGCTGAAGTCGAATCCGTTGCTGCGCTTCCAACCGTCAGCGTCTTCAAGGTCATAGAATACAGGCAGTTCCAGCAATACGCCTGCGTCTTCGATGATTGCGCGGCATTTCTGTGCCTGGCGCGCGGCGTCGGACGGATGCAGGCCGTAGTCGTAGTGGTACGCGCCGACCAGCAGGCCGTATTCGTGCGCCTTGTCTACGTTGTAGCGAAATTCCTTGTCTTCATGGCCGTTTCCCCAGCTTGCGCGGGCATAGACGAATTTGCAGCCCGCGTCCACGGCAGCCTGAAAAACGGAATCAGGGATGTGGTCACAGTCTGGCGGCACATTCTGTTCGGAAATGTCAAACCCTTTTATCATACTTTTCTCCTTTCTCGTCAGATAGCTGTTTCAACGTGTTGCGAAGTTTTGCAGGGATAGGGATACCGGCTTTTGCTGAATTCTCGATAATTGATAGCCCTTCATTTCCGATGAAGAACCAAACCACGGCGGTTTCGATTTCCGGAACGCCCGTTGCCTTTTCCAGTTCATGCGAAAGCACGATCAGCAGCAGGATAAGGATTTTCTTGCAGATTCCCCTGAAGCCAATCCGTGAATCCAGCTTCAGCGCCGGATTGATATACGCGGCAAGCAGTCCGGTTATGTAGTCAATGACCATCATGCACAGCAGCGCTTCGATGGCATCCGACCACCCCAAAAAGTAAGATACCATTGTTCCTGCCGCCGATGCGGCAGCTCCCACCTGCCTTTCTATCCCCGTAGGCATCCACGCCCGCGCCATAGTCCATACATCCATAGGTCCTCCTTAGAAATGTACCTGATAGAACAATGCACCGGCACAATCTGCCGCAAAGTCGCCCCGATCGAAATGGTCATCCACAAACTGCTCTTTTGCAGCCCCGATGGCAATCGTGGTCAGCGTGGCGGCGAACGGCGACATCTTGCAATTTCTCTGCAGTTCGTCGTTGATGACGTATGAAACGCCAAAATGGGCGAACCTGTCCACGCCGATGTCCGAAATGGCATCATTCAGCGGATGTGCCTGGACCGTCACCGGCAGTGCCAGCAGCGCCGTCAATAGAAGAACCTTTTTCATTTCTATTCCTCCTTCTGAGAACACCACGCGCAAGTATTGCTTGCGTTAATTTATAACCATCACAATGTTTCAATCCTCCAAGATAGCTCATAAGCGAATCATGGTAGTTTTGCGCCGATGCGTTCCAGTTGTAGTATTGCTTCTGTATCTGGCGTAAGCGGCGCTTCATGTGTAAGGATGATTTCTTTCGTAGCTTGATGTGGTCGCGGTAAACCCTGTAACCACAAAAATCTATTCCCTGCCTTACGCCATTCACGGATGTTTTGTTGTTCAGCTTCAATGCAAGTTTCGATGCGATAAATTCTTCAATTTCGCGTTCATACTGCCATAGCTGCCTTTTGTTATCCGATACAATTGCAATATCGTCCATATAGCGGATATAGTGCTTGACGTGCAGATGGTGCTTGCAGTATTGGTCTAATTCGTTAAGATACAGATTCGCGAACATTTGCGAAGTCAGGTTACCTATTGCCATGCCCACGCCTGGCACACGCTCTTTTTCATAGTTATGGTCATCTAGCTGGATTCCAAACAGGTGGTCGCCGTAGATGATGGTTTTCATCAACCATAGCACTTCTTTGTCCTTGAATATCTTATTAAGTATTTCAAACAAAATTGCATGGTTGACGCGGTAAAAGTATTTGCTCATGTCCAGCTTCAGCACGTAGGCTGGCGGTGGAGTGATGCGAATATATTTCTGCAGTTGCTTGATTGCCCTGTGCGTGCCGCCGCCGATGCGGCATCCGTACGATGTGTTGATGTATCGGCGGTCAAATATCGGATTCAGCACGCGGTATATCGCCCATTGAACCACCCTGTCTTTGAACGGTAGTGACATAATCAATCTTTTTTTCGGATCATGCACGAAAAATTCGTGATATTCCCCGACTTTGTATTTATGCCATATCAGCTCATTTTGAATTTGCACAAGGTTTTCTTCAAGGTTTTGTGTGAATGACATTACATCGTGCCGATACCGGCGCCCCATGGCCGCGTTATGGTAAGCGGCCAGCAGGTTTTCGTAACTGTAAATTTCTTTGTAGATATTTCCGATTCTTTTCATGGTTCATTTCTTTATTTACTTTCTGTTTTGTTCTTTTGTTTTTTGTTTTTACATCCGCTGTACATTTCGCCTGCAAGTTTGCTCATAAGAGTATTGGCCGCGCGCTACTAATTGCAGCGGTCCTTTTGTGTTTTTCGACTCAATAATTTCAGCCAGAGGAATACTTGCCCTTATCCTGGCGTACTGGAATATATCCCGTAAGACATAGCCTACTGACGTGCCAGGTGAAGCCGCACGGAACCCGATGTTGTTGTTCACATTCGACCGGACGTTGTTCAGATTCAAAGCGAACAAGCCAGCATTCGCGCCGTTGTTCCAATTGCCACCGGCGATAGGGATCCGTAATAGCAAGTACCCCTAATATAAGTCTACTTCGCGTTTTGAGATTTTATCCAGCCACCAATCATGCAGCCGATTTCAGCAACATTTCTTGATAACCGTTCATAACGCTTCGTAGACAAATATCCTCTTTTATAGCCTAGCCGGATGAACTGTTTCAGTACAAACAAGGCCACGTCCGCCTGCTGCAGCGTCGTTTTCTTGTAATACTTCTTTACCGCCGAAACGATAAGTTGGTCCAATTCCAGGAAGGCATTCTTCGTGTCCTGACCTAGCGCGAATTTCTCACGGCGCGGATATTGGTCAATACCCTGCCATAAATCATCCATCATATCATTTATTTTCGTGATAATCGTCAATTTATCCATGATATTCTCCGCCGCCACGCTATCGCGCGGCGGTCAAAACACAAAGTTCAAAGGTCAAACGGCAGCGTAAGCCGCACGGAACCCGAGGCCGCCGACCACAGACGACCGGACGTAGTACAGATACAAAGCGAACAAGCCAGCAAGCGCGCCGTTGTACCAATAGCCACCGGCGACAGGGATCCGTTCACCGGCTGTATTCAGCCAGAAATGGTCGTCCGCCGTAATGCCTGTAGGCGGCGCGATAAGAGTCTGACGCAAGATGTCCGGAATGGTGAAGCCGGATGCGGCAGCTACGCCGGAAAATGCACCTTCCGTACCTACTTCTTTTGCGCGCGCCGAACCAATCTGAATGCCGTTGCCCGTGAAGAAGGACTTCGTATCCACCCATCCGGTGGCGTCGTTCTCTTTGTTGGCGGTGTCGAAGTTATTCATGGCCGTTCCATCCTGGCCGTGTACGTAGATGTGGCCGTCGATGATTTTTGCACCGTCGTTCCACTCCCAAGCATTACCGCACAGGTCAGCGATACCGTCCTGTTCGCCATTGTGGTTCCATGAATTAGGCCCGCTGCCCGTCAGCGTACGACCATCACCGCCCATGGTGCCATGCTCATAAGTTGCGTCGTAGGCTTTGCCGGTTGCCGTGTTGCCACGCGGCACGGTTCCGTTCTTCAGGCACCACATAGCAATAGCGGCCCACTCGACTCGCGTCATGATGTGCCAGCCTTTGCCCTTCGCCGTACAAGCGTTACGTGCGCCGTCAAAGTTAATCCATACAGCAGGGTCTTTGTGCGGCAGGGAGTAGGCGCGACCGTTCGTCACGACGTTCTGGTATTTAGAAATATAGATTTCCGGCAGCTCACGGCCATGGTAGAGGAATGCCGGATGCACGCCCGTGCCCAGGTCGCTGCCGACATCTTCCAAATTGAATTTCGGCACACATACCATGATGCTTCCGTTGCCGGCGTTGTCATAGATTACCGTGTTCTTGCCGCCCGTGGCCGCTTCGACGGCGTGGCGGAACTCATCACGTACGAAAGTTTCAATCATTGTTTACATCCTCCTGTTCTTTCTCAAGCGGAAAATACAAAGGCAGCAGGTCAACCGTGACGTTCTCGATGTCCACAGGTACTTTCTCCACGCGGTACACTTCCTTGTCCTTGTCATCCTTCTTGCCCGTGTCAACCATGATGTGCTGTGCCGGCGGGATTTTCACGCGCACGGCCAGATAGGCACCGTCACCGCCGACTTCCAGCGTGCCGCCGTAGTCCTGCGTGACGTCCAGCACGGTTTCGCTGTCAGCCTGTTCTTTTTCCAGGTCGATGCTTACCGTGTTTTCTCCTTTTCCGATGAACAGCGTGCTTTCCTGTACGCCGAACGGCGCATAGGTGGCGGTGGAGGAAAAATCCAGTTCATGTACAAGCATTGTATACCTCCTTATTTGTTTGCCTGGACGGCGGTGTAGCGTACAACGACATTGTCCGCGTCATTCGTCACCACGACGGTGAACGAATTCGCGCGCTTGTCTTTGACGGCGACCGTCGCCTTGCGGTTGTTGGCGGTAGAATCAACTTCCAGCGCCACGCTATAGTCAGCGCCGACCATGGCGTTTTTCAGCGTCACGGTAGCGGATGGCTGCGAATTGTAGAAGTCCCCATAATTCGATTCCACGCGGCGGACGTCCGTGAAGCTGGCCGCGTTGAGATTTGCCGCATTGTCGCCGGCAGGGACCGTGATGCGGTACAATGGGAGTTTCCCTTCCGGCACGGTGGCGGCTACCTTGACGGATGCGTCATCGTCTACGTATGCGTAGAAGTTAATCGGTGCGGACGTGGTATTGGCCGGCACCGCCGCGACAGAGTCCTGTGTATCCCCGATTGTCATCATTACGCCGTTGTACCAGAATGTGCTGAAGTTGGCCGCGTTGTAGGTTCCGGTCTTCGTCAGCTTGACGTTGCGCGTGCCAGCGATAGCATTGATGACGCCGCCGGCAATCACGAATTTGTTGTAGACGGTCACGGTTCCCTGCTGGACCTTCGATTCCTTCCACGCCTGAAGCTCATTCTGCGCATTCGTCGCTTTCTGCATGGCCACTTCGTACATGGCGGCAAGGTTGTTCTTGTCCTGATTGTACGGTTCGGCTACCGGATAAAGCGTCGTGACGTCGGATGCGTCAATGACATCATGGTATAAGCCGGACGGAATAGCCGTGCCGCCGTAGGTCGGCGCGCCGGACGGATTGTCGCTTGCATTGTACGCCGTCTGATTGCGACGATGCACGCGGATCAGCGGGATTGCATAGACATATCCATCTACACAATGCAGCGTAGCGGCGGCTGACGTGCTGCCGTCGCCCGCGCGGTACAAGCCCGTTGATACCTTCCCGAACGTATATCCCGTGTCAGCAGTTGCGCCGCCGCGCGCCTTGACCGTGGTGCTGTCATCCACGCCGTTTGCGTGCGCGGAAAAGTTCACGTCCGTGTATACGCGGATGTTCCAGCGCAACTGAATGCGGCGCGCCGTTTCGTCGCCGGCCACCGTGTCCAGCAGGTCATTCGGCAGCGTGCCGGATGCGATACCGCCGTTCTTGTAGACAGACTCACTGTCATCTTCAGGACTGTTCGTCGGTCCTACTTCCTGGAACCATGCTTCTACATAGGCAAGGTCTTCGCGCGTGCCATTGAACGGCGCGGCAGGGAAGATGATGTCAGAATAGTTGTCGGAACGGTTTGCGCCGTCCAGCTTCAGCAACCAGCCGTTGATATTGGCCACGGCGTTGTTGATGCGGACCGTGTTGCGCGGTGACGTTACGCCCGTGATGATGTCCATGGAAAGCATCCCGGACGTCAGCAGTTTGCGCAAGATTTCAGCGCGCAAGTTATTCTGTACCTGCTGTGCCAGGTTGATTTCTGCATCCTGCAAGGGTTTTGCTTGCTGGAATGCAACCATGGAGAAAGAACGGTTGGCAGGGTTAAGCAGGCGGCTCATGCCCGTGGATGCTTTCGGCCCGCCTTCCCACAGCTCACGCGACGTTGTATCGCCTCCGAACCGTACGATAGATTCGCTCATATTGTCCTCCTTCTTAAATCCTTAAATATCCTAAAGCCGCATGATCATTCAGCAGCATTCCGTATTTAGGCGAAAATACTTTTTCTGTGCGGCCAGGTATCGTGTGTGTGATGGTTTCTGTTGTGGTAGAGTGCTTCGACGCATTCAGCAGCGTTCCGCCCGTTGCCGTCACCACTTGACGCCATACAGGGATATGTACCATGCGCGTTACGCTCGACGGTGTGCCGCCGTTCGTGTGCATGGCGTTCAATACGGCCCCTGTGTGCCGTTCCTGCCTTTTCTCGACGATATACGTATAAACAGACGCGCGGTCGATTGTCGGCGCGTCATTCAGCACCACAGGCCGCCTGGCGTTCATCCGTGCGGCAGCGAACTCCTTGTAGCGTATTGTCTTTTTTACGTCCTCTTTGACGGTGGAGACAGCTACATGGCCGCCCGTGATGGTGCCGCCCGTGAACAGCACGTCGGTCATTTCTTCATCTTTGCCGATGTCCTGATACGACGTTTTCCGCATACCGGCACGGTTCAGTGCCCAATACGGATGCAGCGACGTTTCGCGTCGTGTGGTGGAGGTTGATGTAGTCCAGCTACGTTCCATTCCGCCGCCACCGTTCATGTTGTGGCCGTGGTAGGATATAACCTCCGCCCATACCGCTTTGTGGTACGTCCGCGTGTTGGTCTTCGTCGGTGCGTCGTTCATCGTAGGGGATGCGCGCGAATTCATGCCAGTGCCGGTGAAGGTCAGCCATTTTTCTGTTACATCACCGCCTATGTCCTTTTGTTCGGATGAATGATTCGTTGCGTTCAGCTTCAGCCGCCCGCTCACGGTTCCATTGCCGAATGTATAGGCCGTATGGCGTTCCGTTTCGGTGTGCGTTTCGGTCCAATGCGAGACAGGACCTGCTGCATTCAATCCGGCGTCAAAGACAACGTGCTTGCGCGTTTCCGTCCATGTTTTGTCCGGTATTACCGTGCGGATCAGCCGCCCGGCGGCGTTCAGTCCAAACTGCCGACCTGGCATGATGATAATTCCATATCCCAGGTGTGCCGGTTTATACAGGTCCACGCCTTCATGCAATCCCTTGACGTCAATGACCACTTTGTCGATGTCATCCGCGTTTACCTTGAGGTTGAACGTGTAGTGCTCATTGTCTTCGTAGAGTGTCGCGCTGCCGTTCTTGATGTATCTGTCTGCCAGCGCCTCCATAAAAGGCTTTGTGGCCGCCGCTTTGTAGTTCAGGCGCAAAATGATGCGGTTCCGGCGCTGCTCATAGGTATCGTTCGGACGTACCGTCAGCCCCAAAAGGCTTTCCCAATCTGACAAGTGCCATGTGGCTGTCTCAATGTTTACCTGATTCAGCAGGTCAGCGACGCCTACACGTATTCTTTCGTGTTCGCGTGACAGCGTGTCGGTCAGCGTCTTAAATTCAACGTCCGACTGCAGGAAGGCTGGCAGGTATTCAAGCAGGTCAACTTGTTTATTACGTAGCCACGACATTGATGTTCACCTCCCCGACGGCGGCAAGTTGTTCGGCGGTCAGCGTCACATTTGCCACCTTGCCGTTCAGCGTGACGGAGTCCGGCACGTAGTCCGTGGCACCGCATTCAAGCAGGATTCTGCTTATCTGTGCCAGGGATATTTTCGACAAGCCAAACCACTTTTCACCCAGCCACCGATTGACGGCGGTTTTGAAGGTATCCGCGTCCACGGTTCCTTCGATGGTCGCGGCAATATCAATCAGCACCGGTTCCGGCGATACGACGGTTACCGTCGCGCCGATAGGCCGCTGTTCCTCGATGTAGTCATAGGTTTTCTTGATAAGCTCCGCCGATGCGACTTTGTTGTTCGCGTCCACAATCAGCACTTTCACGGTTCCAGGACCGTTCCACAATGGGATGACCTTGCATTGTCCGACGCCTGACACCGCCATGGCCCACGACCAATAGTGATTTGCGTTGCCTGACGTGACCGGACGCCGCATGACAAACATCAGGCGTTCGCGTAAGGAATCGTCGTTTTCTTCTTCGTATCCGTCATGTGCTGCCGCCGCATTCGTTACCGTCTCGACGCCATACAAAGGTACAGGAATCAATGTCACCGTCCCTGCCTTGACGTTTCCGCCCGCGCCCGTGGTGGTGGAGGTGGCCGTGGCGGCCACGTTTCCATCTGTGCCGATTTCTGCATCCGCTTTCAAAGCGAACGATACGCCGCTATCTGTGCTGAAGATATATCCGGCAGGAATGATGGTGCCTGCTTTGCCCGTGATGGTCAGCTCGACTTCCGCCGCCGTGGCTTTTCTCCGCGACAGTCCTGCCAGCGCGTCGGCCAGATAGTCCAGGTAGACGCCCCACGATGTTTGTGGGAACCCTGCTTCGACAATCAGTTCCATTTCGGCATAGGTCTTTTCAAATTCCTTTGCGTTTGCTGACAGTTCGTCGAACGAGAACGTGCCTTCGTCTGCCGATACTTTGCCTTCATTCAGTTCGGCGTAATAATTCTTCAGCCGTTCCAGTATGTCCAGGCGCGTTTCTGCTTCAAACATTGTTTCACCTCCTTACAGCATGACGTTCATGATGATAGGTCCGTATACCGTCGTAAGTTCCAGTTCCATTTCAACATTCTTTCCTGTGTGGATGGCATTGACCGCCGCCACGTTCAGGATGTATGGATTGACCATCAACCCTTCCTTGACCGTGTTATAGAGTTGCGCAGTATATTGCGGATCATTCGGCCCAGCTCCGATGAACGGTTCAATCTCGACACCGTAGTCATCGAAGTAGGCGCGGTATCTGGACCGTTCACACTTCAGTACGTGATATACCCAAACTTTTATTGCTTCGTTTTTCTCGACATAGACGTGGCTGCCGTCTTTGTTCAGGATAAAGCAGTTGTGGCCGAAGTCCCACGCCATTTCTTTGAACACAGGCAGGTTGTCCTGCGTCTTTTGCTGTGTCGTGGTTCCGGTCATAAAAGGATTTGCCATATCAATTACCGTCCAGTCTTTTTAGTTTGCCGGCAACGATGAATTGAACCGTCGTTGTGTTGTCATCCCCCAATATTGGTATCAGGATGACACGGTCACCGACTTTCCATGTGTCTGTCAATGCTTCGTCGTTGTCTATGGGATGATTATGCGACTCATACGATGCGTCGCCGCTGCCGCCGCCACGGTTGGAGGTTGTGCCTACCATGTGGCGCGTGTGGCCAGGAATCCAATATTCGTCAATCCACAGAAATTCCTTCGTCAGCTTCATCCCGTTATGCTCAACGATGATTTCAGGGGGAGGGGAGACAATTTTCCCGATGGCCGCTGACGGTTGCAGTGCTGTCCTTTGTGACATGCGCCGGATATTCATAATGATTCCCTTGTACGGGTCCACTGTCTTTGCCATGTTTTACCCCCTTGAAGCCTTGATGATTTTCGTCGGCGTCATGCCCATTTCTCTATAATCGCCGCCATGTACGGTGACATTCCGACTCGAAGAATTGCCATAGTAGCCGCCCTGGCCGTCATAAATGACCACATGGTCATCGTCGCCATAGACAACTACGTCGCCTTTCTCCAAATTTGATTCATCGTAACTTTGCAGCATACCGTTCGCGTCAGCATCCTGCACCATGGTTGGCACGCTCACGACGCCATTGTTGCATTCGTCAGCAAGGAAAGGTGAATAATAGCTTCCGCATTTTCCGACGAACTCCGCACAGCCGTTCCGCCCGTTGTCCATCGTCTGATTACCCCAGGCGTCCCAGCCAGCGTTTATGCCAGCATCCACGGTGTCGTTTCCGCTTCCCGTTCCACGGTTCGCCTTCATCTTGTTTTTGCTGGAACTAAAGACAGGCTTTGCATATTCGACCTGCTCGATTTCCGGCGCTTCCGGTTCATCCGGTACATACTGCAAGGTCAGGTCCATCATGTGGTTGCCCGCGTCGAATGTGTGGGAGTCCGCTTTGATGTGGAATTTACCCTTCAGTTGTTCTTCCTTAACCATAAGTGAATAACCGGCGATACAGTTGATGTCTCCGATGGCCTTTAGGCTGGATTCGTTCTTGACCTGCTTCAGCAGTGCTTTTGCGCCGGAGACATTGTCAACCGTTTCGCCTTTTTTTGGCGGCTGCATCTTGTATATTTTTTGGATCATGCCGTAGTGCTTGATGTCATCGTTGATGGAAAACATCTGGCATACCGTGCCATTGTCATCTACAGCCTTTACACGGTTTACCATGTCTTCGACGGATTCCGAATGTTCGGCGGATGTCATGTTGGTATTGTTCGCCGCAACGAATGATACCAATTCGCCTTTCTTGATGATGTTGACTGCGCCGGACAGCGCAAGCATGGTGTATTCCGTGCCAGTTGCCGCCTTTTCGCGTTGCAGTATCATCCGGATAACTTCCGTGCCGCTTTTATCGTCCGCGATAAAATTCACTTCCGTGGATAAATCCGGCACATTGTCCGTCTGTATGCCAATTTCGCTGCAGACGTTCTTGATTGCGTCAGACGCCTTTCCTGTTACGATGGCTCGAATTGTGCTTTTGGCTAGATAAATCATGTCATCGTAGGCCGTGAATTCAAACGTGTACGAATCAGATGCTCGTTTCCGGTAGAATATTCTCCCCTGGAATAGCTCAAATTCATCTGTCAGTTCAGATTCGCGGTAAAAGAAATAGATGAATCCTCCCAGCTTCAGGTCAATTGGCACGAATGTGCTGTCTTTGTCCACCGTGTTATAAACAATCGTGAATTCCAGCTTGCGCGCCGCCTGTTCTTCATCACCGGACCATGTAATTTTGCTTACGTAGTCCGTTATGTCGAAGTTATCCAGCGGCTTTGAACCTGAATCCTTGCTTGCCTGTGCTTCTTTGTCCGTTTGCGGCGGGTCAGAATATCGAATACTTATCATAGGTATCACCACTTAACCAACGATGTTCCGCCGGCCTGTATGCCCTTGATGGTGGAGGTTATCAGCACGCCGCCACGCACGCCGCCCGACTTCGCCATGGCTTTGTACAGCTTTAACGTGCGCTGGCACTGCTTCGCGATGGATGCGGTGCGCTGCAGCGACTTCGCCGCATTATCCATGGTATCAAGCCCCGGCAGGCAGCTTGTCACTTTCTCTTTCAGCGCGCCGCCGATGCGGCCTTTCAGTCCGGTCACGCTGTTCAGCCCGCCTGACGCCGGCGTCAGGTATCTGTATTCCCGCAGGGACAAGGAAAACGATACGTCGCCGCTTCCGTCTTTCTCTCCATACTCAAAGGTTTCGACGGTGACAGGCATACTCACGTCTGTTCCAGTTATAGCTATCTGGCATGGCGTGTTTGCCGCCTGCATATCCTTGATTTGCTGTACGTAGGTGTAAGGGTCCTTGACCTGACTCATGAGTCCGCCAAACCCGCCAAACATTCTGCTGCCAAGCCCGCCGCCCTGTACGAACGGATAGTCATTTGCTGGAAAGAAGGACTCAAACTTCAGCGTGGCCAGCCCCGCGTTGCCAATGACATTGACGTCGCCTATGTTGATGACGTTGATTGTCTGATTGTTCCGTGGATTTGTCACAGTGAAGCTGGCCGGCAGGACAGGGAACGTAACGGTCTTACCGTCTCCGGACAGCGTGAATGTGCATCCGCTGCCGTTCATCCCCAGCGCGCCGGCTATACCTGACAGCGTTGACGATGCCTTTGACAATAACCTTGTAAAGCTGCTCATTAAATCGCCCCCACATTCAGATTGACTGCATTCGTTTCCAGCTTGTATTCAATCTCACGCGCTACCTGCATAGCTATTTCTTTGATGTCCTGTCCATTGTTGACTGTGACACCGGAAATGTAGATATTGAATTCCGGTTTTTCTCCGCCGCTTGACATGGCACCCTGGCGGTATGCCTGTGCAAGTGACTGATCGTGCGGGATGACACGCGCACCGGATGGCAGGTCCACGATTTCGGCGCCACGCTCATTGATGACGGCAGGACCGCCGAACCAGTTATCTGTGCCGCGTGCCAGATATGGAATACCCAGCGGGCCGAACGTGCTGCCGCCGACGCCTGGCACCCAATCCGGGATTGACACGGAAATGGAGTTGATGCCGCCAATGACGGCGTTGATTGCCGCCTTGACGCCGTTCAGCACGCCTTTAGCTATGCCGGCGATACCGCCGAAAATACTGCTGAATATCTCGACTACGCCATTCCAGGCCGCCGACCAATTCCCCGTGAACACGCCGGTAATGAAGTCAACAAGTCCCGTGAACACGCCCAGCCCCATATTGACCACTGCCGCCACGACATCAAACGCGGCGGTCAGCACGCCTGTCAGCACGGATGCCAGAATATAAATATTCGCGACCACGACACCGCCCATGACCAAAGCAATTCCCTTGAAAATACTGATAATCATGTTGATTGTGGCGCTGTGCTGCTGGAATACCCCCATAAGGCGCTGCCATGCCGCCTGCAGGTTGTTCAATGCCGGGCGTACGCTGTTCAGCGCGCCCATGAACGCCGTACGTATGATGGTTCCCAAGCCTTGAAATAGCTTCGATACCTGCGCCCAATGCGTATACAGCAGGTAGGCCGTCCCTGCCAGCGCCATGATGGCAAGGCCGACAGGGGATAAGGCAAAGGCCAACGATGCCCTTGTTGCCATAGCTATTGCTCCCGCTACCGTACGGAATGCCGTTGCCACGCCGCCGATAACCGAAGATATGGCGAACGATGCACCCAAACGTACCATGGATATTGTGGCCAGCACTGCGTTGCGTGCGACATTTGCCAGCCCGCTTGCGGCGGCTGACAAAGCTCCTGAAAATGAGAACGATCGCGCCGTGGCTACGGCAGCAAGCGCCGTTGTTTTCATGGCCGTGGCCGTGGCCGTCAGCCTGCCAATCATGTTGCTTGCTGCGGTGGTTACCGACGCGCGCATGGATGCCATGGACGCCATGGCCGATGCGCGCATGGCGGTGAACGACGCCACTACAGACGTTCTCGCTGCCGTGGCGGATGCTGACAAGGATGCCATGGCGGCGCTTGCGCTGTTGGTTATATTTCCCCAAGTCATAGCCGCCCGCATGGACGCCATATCGGCGGCCACACGCGCCCGCATGGTTGAGAAAGCGCCAACTACCGACGCCCTTGCTGACGTTGCCATGGCCAGCATGGATGCCTTTGCCGATGCCGCCGATGCTGATATGGATGTTGATGCAGATGATACAGCCGCCCGCACGCGCGTCCAGCCGCCCGTTGTGGCCAACGATGCCGTGCCAGATGCCGTTTCTGCGCCGCGAATCGCCGCTATAGCGCTTGACGCTGCTCCTGATACAAAGCCGTATGCGTCACGAACGCCAATGATAGCATACTGCAGCGCACGGTTTCCAATGGTCTGATTGTTCAGTACGCGGCCAATGTCGCCATATATGCCTATCATGGTTCCTGCTATGCCTACAACCTTACTGCTGGCAAATAGCAGGCCAGTCAATGCAATAGCGCCTTCACCTGCACCGATAATCAGTGTACGCATACCAGGTGACATATCAGTCAGCGCCGTTGCCAGTGTCTGTCCATATCCGGCCAGCGTGCGGATCTGCGGTGCCAGCGCCTGGCCTAGCGCAATAGCCGCCGATTCGGCAGCGCCTTTTAATTGGTCAACCGAACCTTTCAGCGTGTCGTTCATTTTGTTGAACGCCGCTTCACTGGATCCAGCGGAATTGTTGATGGCGTCCGATACCTGTGCGTATGCTTCAGGCGACGTTTTCACCAATGCCAACAATCCTGAATATGCGTCTTCGCCGGCCAGCGCTTTTGCCATGGCGACCTGTTCCGTGTCGGAAAGGCCGCTCATGCTTCCGCGCAATTGGTCGATGACATTGTTCAGGCCGATAAATTTTCCGCTGCTGTCCTTCGTCTGCAAGCCCAGCGCCGCTATGGCGTCTGCTGCAGCTTTCGGCGGTGCCGACAGTCTCGACAGGGTAGCGCGCAAGGATGTACCGATGGTTGACGCCTCGATGCCGTTGTTTGCCATGACGCCCATGGCCGCGCCCAATTCCTCGATGGAAATGCCCAGCGTTGCGGCAGGCGCACCTGCATATTGCATGGCAAGGCCGAAGTCTTGCATACCCAGCTTTGACGAATTTGCCGCCGCTTGGATGACGTCTGCCACGTGTGTTGTATTCGCCGCTACGTCACCGGTGCGTAGGTTCCAAATATCCAATGCTGACGTGATGACGTCGGACGTTGCGGCAAGGTCTTCGCCGGATGCCACGGATGCTTCGATGATGGCAGGCATGGCTCCCATGACCTGCTGTGCATTAAAGCCGCCCGCTGCCAATCGGTCCATGCCTTCCGCCGCGTCATTCGCTGAAATAGGGAACTCCGCGCCCAGCTTGCCGGCGACCGCCCGCATTTGTTCCAATTCTTCCGATGTAGCGCCTGCCTTGACGCCCGCCGCCGTGACCGTCGCGTCGAAGTCCATGAAAGACTTCACGCCAATGGCACCGATTGCCGCCGATGCGCCCGCTATTGGTGCCATAGCGTCAGCCATGGAACCAAGTGACCGACTCACGCCGTTTATTTCCCTGGCAAGGTGACGGTGTTGGTTGCGCGTATCTATCAGGTGTTCGCGGATGTCGTTTAGCGACGGCGTGACCAAGTCCGTGATTCTCATCACTACATCAACGATGTCAGCCATATTAACCTCCTTCCTTCAGCTTTGCTTCAGCCGCTTTTTTATCTTCGATTTCTTTTAGCATAAAAGCCCTGCAGATAATCAATTCTCCCGGTTTCATGGCATGAAATACGGACGGCAGTACATGGTGCTTGTGCATCATGTAGTACATCATCTGTACCATGCCGTCCGTGTTAATCAGTTTTTTACTTCTTCAGCCTGTGCTTCAAACCTTTTGGTAGCCTGCTTCCCGAATCCGCAAAGATTGCTGACGTGGTCGGCAATTTCCTGAATTTCGCCCGCGTTGAAAAGAATCTGGAACAGGTCCTTGCGGCTGCCAGCCTTGAATTTCTGCAGCACTTCTTTGTTGTCGAAGTCGCGGTTGGCGATACCGTCGCATAGGAGTCCCAACTGTACTTTGTACATATCAGCCTTTTGCGGTTTTCCGTCCGGTCCAATTTCGATAGCCATATCCTGCAGTTCGCGGATCCGGCGCGACGGAATCTGTTTCAGTTCCAGCACGAACGGTTCCCCGAACATTTCAGACAGGCGCGGGATTTCCAGTTCTTCTTTTGCATGTGCCTTTACTTTGCCGGCGTCGATGGCCAGTAATGCTTCAGCGATATTCATTCTTCAACTACCTCCTAGTTTTATTAGTCTGCTGCTTCATCCAGCACGTCGAAGTCCGTGAATGTGAAGTCCACGGAATCCTCCATGAGTTTCTTTGCTTCCCAATTCTGCAGCATAAGCGTGTCAAACGTGGCGTCATGGATGGCCACGCGCTCCGTTCCGACCGAATCCGGGTCAGATACTTTTGCGATAATCTCGCAAACAGTCTGATGGCCAGCCTTGATATTTTCGCTCATTTTCGTCACGAAGTAGGAAGAAACGTGGTTCATCTTGACTGTGCCGCTGCCTTCCCAGCCGGTGATTTTGTACTGCTTCGCACGCGTCTTTACCTGATTGACCTCCGTCTTAATCAGCTTGACCTGTGCTTTGAATGCCGTTACCTGTGCCATGTACTGCGAATCAATCCAAATTTCGCCCTCGGTGCCGGACATTACCTGCTGTGCTTTGAAGTTATTCAATTCCTACAACCCCCTTAAATAGCGACATCAAGCGTGATGTCTTCCATGGCGTCAAGGATTTTCACCTTTGCGGACAGGAAAACTTGCTTCTTCGTGTCCAGCGCCTTGATTTCATCCGTAGACATGGCGGCCAGCTCGTCCTTTGTATAAAGTCCGTGCTTCAACTGATAATTCATGACAGCGTCCGCGTTGATGTCCACGGTCGAATAGCCTTTTTGCAGGATGCGCGCGGACTCCAGCTCACGGAAATAACCGTAGATAGCAGAAATTAACAGCTTTTTGTTGTCGTAGTCGTTCGTGTACTTGCCGATGTAGCTGTCTTCCGCCGTGCGCTTGATGTCATCATAAATCATGTCCATGGCGTCCACGGACTTGATGGTCTGATAGGCTTCAAGTTTGCCCTGCGTGGTGGTGACAAGGCTGTTCATGGCACGCGACATCTTGAATTTCTCACCGTCGTACCAGATGAAGAACTCGCCCTTGTTTACCTTTTCGTCATTTTCATCCTGCGTGTGCTTATCACAGTCAATGACTTCCGACAGCGGCGCATACGTTGCGGAAATGGTCATAGGCGTGCCGGCGATAAGGCCAGCGATACGCGCCGTGTACTCCGCCGTGGTGTACTCACGGTCAGCCGTGACAATCTTGCTGTTCGTGAAGTTGATGATGCCTTCGTAGTCGCCGGTGTAGTTCGGCAGCACGACCTTCGACCGCTTGCCCTTGTTCTCACGGTTCGTTTTCAGCCACGTGCCGACGGATTCCGTCTGCTTGTCCGTGATTGTTGGGATTGCAAGATAATCCCAGCGGTCCGTTGCCAGCGTGGTCAGCGTGTCCGCGAATTTGTCAGCCGAATCGTTCGGATCCGTGGTTTCACCTTCCGCCTTCGTTACCGTCGGCTGCAGATATACCTTCAGGCGGTACGGCGTCTTCGTGTAGCCCAGCAGTGCCTTTTTGATATAGTCCTTGTTGTTGTCGGTCAGCTTTTCCGGGATGTCATCCGTGGTGTAGATGACAAGCGGATTCTTCACAGCGGCAATCTCGTTGCCTTCCGTGTCCGTATAACCTGCCATCAGTGCGTCAATCGTTGCTTTCGGCTCCTCCAAAATGAGTGCCACGATGCCGCGCTGGCTGCGCTCAATAGCTTCGATGCCCGCTTCCGTGAATGCGATATTCACGGAAGGCATACCCAACTTTGCCATGTTTTATTCCTCCTGTATGGATTGATGCCATAGTTCTTTTTCTTCGTGTTCGCCGCCCGTGGTGTATTCGATGTCCACACCTTCGATGGTGTCCAGGTTGATGACGTGCGTCACGCGCTCCACGTAGTTAATCGTGATGGTGATGGTCAGGATGTCCTGTTCTTCGCCCGCGCGGTCATCTTCGATGGAGTCGATATGCAGGTAACGCTGGCCAGCGTAAAATCCGACCTGGAACAAGTGCTGGATGCGGTCTATGACCGCCATATATGCCAGCTCGTTCTTTGCGTTGTCCTTTCCGTAGTATGTCAGCTTGACGGCAAGTTCCTTGCGTATCAGGTTTACCGTGTGCGGCGTCATGGTTGAGGATGCAGCAAGGAAGAAACAAGGTTTCTTGAATTCTTCCCGCACTTCATCCGAATAGACAGGGCAGTTGAACTCTTTCGTCACCGCTCCTACGATTGCTTTCAGCACGTCGGACTGCTTGACGATGTTGTCCGTCATTTCAGCCAAGTCTATCACACACCTTTTGGTAGAACTCCTTGTCCATCTTTCCGCGCACGTCATCCCAATTCTTTTCCACGGTCTCTTTTACGAAACCTACGTGTGAAAGGTCTTTGCCGACGTTCGGCACATAGTCTCCCATGTGGTTTTTCCGGCGGAATCCACGGTTGACAAGGTGGAAGTGCGGCGCTTTTGACCTGATTTCTGCATGGATGGTGTCTGCCGTCCAGCCTTTCATCTTGCATTTCCACGACTTCGACAGCTTGCGTGGATGATCATACTTGCCGACAGGTGACGCCTTGCGTAATTCGCGCGTCATCCGCTTCGCGCCTTTTTCCAGCACTTCAGCAGCGTCAGAAGGGTAGCGGATGCGCATTTCGTCCACGCGGCGGATAAATTCATCAAGCGTCATCGTCTTCAGCGCCCCTTTCTTTCAAGTTGCACATAAGTTCCAGGCGCGCGTGCTGTTCGTACGGGTCCACGATGGACTGGATGCGATAGTGCCGCCCGCGATACTCTACAATCATAGATTCATCAAGGTTTTCGCGGTATCTTATGACGATTTTTGTCATAATCTCGACTTTGTCGCGGTATTGTTCGTAATAGGTCCGCCCGCGCGCCGGTTCGACATAGGCCCATATCGGCCCACCGAACACATTTTTCAGTTCTTGATGCGTCAGCCCGTATTCATCCACGGTTTCGGCGTATTGCAGGATGTTGATTTGACGGTTCATCTGGCCGATTTCGTCAATGTTAATCATCCGTATCACCATCCAGCGTTTCGTAATGGCCGGCAAGGGAAATATGGCGAATCAGCGCTGACAAGCTGTGCGGCAGCTCGTTCAGATTTGTCTTCGTCGTGAACGACGTGCGGTTCTCATACCACTGCAGCACTAGTTCGCGCTGGCAGATGTTGAAAAGCTCCGCGTCCGGATTGAATTTCTTTCCGGTTGTCTGCTCGATGTAGTCCACGGCGGCGGTCATACAGCCTTTGATATAGTCATCATCCGCCGTAATGTCCGAATCAACCTTCAGATAGTTTTTCATGTCTTCCAGCGTCACAGCCGCCATAGCTTACACCTCCCCGTCAGGCCGTGGCGTTGCCGGCCAGCTTGACAAGGGAGTCATACTGCACCGGTTTGCCGTCAACGACCATGATAGATTTTCGGATCACGTCATCCGTGTCGTTGTCAACGTAGGTACGCATACCGACGGCGAAGTTCGTGTTCAGCGTGTAGTCGCTGAAGTTGTACAGCATGGCGAAAACGTCCGTTTTCTTCAGTGACGTGCTGAAAGCCGGCAGGTAGTTGGTCAGTACGACGTGGCGACCAAGCAGCGTGCGTTCCGGCGCTTTTCCCAGACCGTAGTTCACGCGTGCAATCGGCTGGCCGCTCTTGTCCTCCATGCCGACGAACTCCATGAAGGTCTTCTTCGACATTACCCATACTGCGTTGTTCTCATACTCCATAGGCAGCGCACCTTCCGCCGCGACAAGGTCTTTGTAGGTCAAGCTGGCCAGATTGAACGTCGTGCCTTTCGATGCGTCATTCAGGATGCCCGTCGGCTGTGCCGTGCCGGTGCCGTTCAGGATGGCTTGCTCGATGGCTTTTGCCATGGCTTCAGAAATGGAGTTTACCAGGCGCGCTTCGAATGCACTCAGCGCCATTTCGTCCGTCTCAATCGTCACAGACACCGCACAGCTCAGTTTGTAATGGCCAAACGTGATAGCGGCGTCCAGCGGCAGCTTCTGGCGGTCGCTTCCCTTGCCTTCAGCAACCCACGATGCTACCGGCTTCACCGATGCGACCGGGATAGTCAGTCCTGTACGGTACGCCGTGCGGTTTACCAGCGGCAGGATCATGCCGTATGCTTCGACCTTCTCGACGATTTTGTTCAGCGTGACCGGTGGCACAAGTGCGCCGATGTCATCCGTGGACGTGGTAGCGCTGGCGCGGAACTCGACCGGCAGTTCACCACCACGGCAGACATACTTCATGAATGCCTTGCGGTAGGCTTCGCTGTTGTAGCTGTTATCCGTGTCTTTTGCCGGCGGATTTACCGTGCTGGACGGCAGGGTATCTTCGTTGATGCCAGCGGCAATCTGTGCGCGGCGCTGGATCTGTTCCGCTTCGTCGTTCAGCTCGCGCAACTCCTTTTCCAATGCGTCCAGGTCAACTTTCTTGTCCGACTGCAACGCGGCGCGGATTTTCGCTTTGCGCGCGTTGATTTCCTCGATTCTATTCATTTCGTGTCCTCCTGTTAGAGTGATGCCAGCAGTTCAAGCCGGCGCTTCTTATCTTCGATTCGCTTGCGGTCACGTGCTGCAAAGTCACAGCCGCCCGCGCGCGCTTCGATTTCGGTGTCTTCGTAGGCAGGGAAGTCTACAGCGGCAACGTCATACACGGTGCCGATGCGCGTGACGGTTGTCATATCCACCTTCTTTTCCTTGTCCACGGTGTTGTCATAGGCGTCTACGGTAAACGCAAATGACATCTTGTCGATGTATCCGCCCCTGATAAGCGTGTAAAGGTCCCGCCCGGCGGTGGTGTCGGCCAGCTCCGCGCGCACCTTCAGCCCGTGGTCATCCACGGATAGCTTCAGTGACTTGTTCGACGTACGTGCCAGCACAAGCGCGTTGTCTCCGTGATTGTACTTCAGCACAGTCCGCGACATATCCGCGCCGTCAAAGGCACCTTTTGCGATAGTCTCCGCGTATTTGTACCCGGAATATTCCGATTCCCACAGTACAGCAGGGGAGTCGAACACGGCGGCGTAGCCCTCGACAATCATCTTGCCGCCGGTGTCATCGTCCGCCCGCTGAATCAGATTCAGACTCATTGTCCGCGTCATTTTCTGTTTCATCGTCGTTGTCACCTCCTTCCGTGGAGTCTTTACCTGTCTGATAGGCCGATTGGTCGGCGGCCTTGACGTAGTTCAGGCTGACCTGCCGTGTGTCTCCATCCAGCACGCCCGCATAGCCGAACATTTCGCGCACTTCGTTGATGGAAATGCACCCGATAGGCGTCAATGCCTGGCATACCTTGATTTTCGATGCCACGGACATATACGACAGGCGGTTCGACTCCAAAATAATCTCATTCCCGAACCCCTTTTCTCGTGCTGTGAATAGCTTATCCGTCAATTCTTGTGCCAGCTTCACGGCCATAGGCTCCAAAACGGACTCGTAAAAGGCGATATATTCATCTTCCGTGTATTTCCCTGTTACAATTGCGTCATTCAGCCCGAAATGGCGGTAGATGTTGTCCCGCGCAAACATCATCTGCGCGGCGTTGAACGTCGTTACCGTCGTTGTGATCTGCTGGAAGTCCGCCTTATTATCCAGGCTGCCGATTCCGCTGCCGTTCTTCGATGTTGCGTAGGTGTCCACAAACTTTTTCCAGGCGCGCTGTTCGTCTTCCGGACGCAAGGTCTGTTTCCAATGGAGGATGCCGCGCAAGCTTCCAAAGTTTTGCACGGCGTTGACGATGCTCGACTTGATAGCCTTCAGCGTAGACAGGTCATCCCGCAATATTTTCCCGGCTTCATCACCCCAAATGTCATCCCGTGCGAATTGCCGGCGGATGTGGACGATGGCGGAGTAGGGGAGTGTAGTGCGCTGGCCGGTTCCGAACGTGAAGCGGCAGTACAGTTCATGCTCGTATTCCCGTAGCTCGACCTGCTCAAAGCACAGCGGCCAGACGGCCACAAGCCGCCCGCTGGCGTCGCGCTGCGGATAGACAAAAGCGTTATTATACGTCATGTATTGTGCCGCGACTTTCTCTAAGAACTCACTTGTGGTCATGAGTGGATTCGGCTTCGTTGACAGCAGGTAGTCCATGTTATCCTCAACGCGCTTTTGAATCCGCCCGTCACGGCGGACAACGTGCCGTGGTGCCATTTTGCCGAAATGGCGTGCTATGGTATCCACGCAATCACGGACTGTCGGGTCATCGTAGGCGTTGCCCGACCACGGTGTGTAGACGTTGCTGTAACTGTTCAGCAGCTTCGCCTGCTCCGTTTGCGGATCATTCCCTTTGCCAAATATCTTTGCAAATAGGCTCCTGATTTGCACTATGTCACCTCCTGTCAAAGTAAATTCTCGTAGTCATCCTTCGTGTCTTCGTAGACAACGAAAGCGTCAAGCAAGGCGGCAAAGCCGTCGATGCGTTTTTTCGGTGAAATTCCTTTTGTCGGCTGGATATTTCCGTTCCTATCAACGTCTACGCACACATTCGCCATGCACCATTTCAGCACGGGATTGTTGCCGTAGTTTACCTTCTTCGCGCCCAGCAGCGCCGACAGGGATTTCATAGGTCCCGAAAGAGTCTTCTTGCCCTGGATAACCGGCACCATTACCGCTTCACCGAATGTGTCTGTCATGTTTTGCACGAAATACTTCGCGGACCATGAGTCATAGCCCACGCGGTACAGGTAGACGTCGTGTTCCGTCTGCTGTTCCTCGAACCACTCGACCAAAAGGCGGTAGTCGATGGAGTTTCCCGGCGACGTGCGGACAAAGCCGCGTTTTTGCCAAATATCGTATGGCACCTTGTCTTCGTGGACGTGCTTTTCCAGCAGGTCTTCCGGTATCCAGTACATCTGCCGGACATAGATGGTATCATCACCGGCCACGCGGAACAGCAGCGTGGCACAGGTCAGGTCTGTGGTTGCCGACAGGTCCACGCCGCCGATGGCATAGCGCGGTTTCAGCGCGTCAATGTCGAACGTGGCGTCATTGTTCAACTGCTCAAACGTCATGAACGCCGCCGACGCCGTTTCGCGGACGTTGAAGTCCTTGCACAGCAGGTTCTTGACGTAGATTGGATTCGACTTCGCCCGCGCCACCTTGACTTGCAGTTGCTCGACGTCTTTGATAGTCCCCAGCGCTGGATTTGCCTTTTGCCAGCATGACGGTTTCACCCATTCCGACCGTTTATCCAGCTCATACATGACCGGCAGGATTGTTTCATCATGGTAACCTTCTGGATCACCATATCCGGCAACAATCTTTGCGCCTTCGTCATACTTCAGGTCGAAGATGTTGTCACGGACCACGCCCGCCGTGGACGTGATGATGCACAAGGGCTGCTCACGCGCCGACATACCGTCTACCAGTACGTCGTAGGTGTTCTTGTCCTTGATGGCGTGCAATTCATCAATCAGCGCCCCGTGGATGTTCAGGCCGTCCTGATTGTTGGTATCGCTGGCCAGCGGTGCGAACACGCCGTCATTGATGTTGCAGCGTATCTTCGATACCAGGCACTTGCATCGCCGGTTCAGGGCAGGGGATTTTTTAATCATCTTGACCGCTTCCGACCAGATGATTTTCGCCTGGTCCCTTTTGGTGGCGGCGGAGTAGATTTCCGGTCCCGGCTCACCGTCGGCAATCAGCAGATACACGCCGATGGCGGCGGCAAGGGTGGATTTTCCGTTCTTGCGCGCCACGATCAGCAGCAGTTCGCGGTATTGCCGCTTGCCTGTCTCGCGGTCCACGAATCCGAACAGCGCACAGACAAGCGCTTTCTGCCACAGTTCCAGCATGACCGGATGACCGGCCCATTTTCCTTTGCTGTGCTTGCAGAAACGCTGGATAAACTCTACGGCACGGCCAGCTTTAGCGGCGTTATAGACGTACCTGCCGCCCGTGTCCTGCATTTTCTTCACAAGATGGCGGTACAGTCTCCTGACTTTGTCGCTGACCGTCACCGCGCCGGACTGGATAGCTTGTTGATACTCGACGATAGGGTCAGCCATTTCCCGCGTGCAGGAATTCATCCAGCCCGTCGGATAGTTCCGGACGTTCCGTTTCTGGCATTTCCGCAATCACCGTCCGCACAAGTGCGTTGTAGTTCTTGATGACGGTGGAGTAGCAGCGGCTGGCCGTTGACTCTTTTGTCCCCGACTGGCCGCCGCCATTGTCGTATTTCTCAACAAAGCCGACTTTCTCAATCTCCTTTTCCAGCTCAGCGATATAGATTTCCATTTTGGCTAAACGTGTGAGTGTAGGCCGTAGAATTTTCATTTTATCGGCGTCTAAATTGCCAAAAATGTCCTCTAATTCGGCCACTCTTTTCTTGACGGTCGTTTTTCCTCTCATAAGTGGCAATTTTTCACCTGCCTTTTGACCACCCCCCTCTCATGTGCGACGTGCGTATCACTCGAAGGCCCGCCCCCGGCGGGCAAAAAGTTCTTTTTAGGTGAACAGATAGGGGGGAGTAGTACACAGTTCCCGAACATGGAAGAATAAACCATGCTTGATACTGACATGTTAGTGCCTGCCTAGCAGCGCGGCGTCATCCGTCCGTGTGTCCGCCGTGGTGTGTCGGCTCACTCGTGTGGATCTGCTGCGTCTACCACGCCGACCACGTTGCCGTCATCGTCGAACACGATGCGCCGCCCGTCATCGTGCCGCCCATGGATGGCGTTGTGGCACTCCTGGCACAGCAGCATGAGGTTGTCCCAGCCGTAGACGATGGAGTCATCCGCGACGTTGTCCGGCGTCAGCGGCTGGATGTGGTGGACGATAAAGCGCTGCGGCCTGCCGTCCTTGTGCGGTGTGGCGTTGTGGCAGCGCTCACAGACATACAGCTTCGACTCGGCAAATGCTTTTGCACATTTCCGCCACCGTCTGGATTCGTATATCTTTTTCGAGAACTCCCGCGCCATAGTTTCGCCCCGTTTCCCCAGCATGATTTCCCAAATGCCAATTTAGGCAGACAGAATTTTCCAGGCGTTTCCCATTTTTCCGCATATACCCAAAAACGACGCCTTTATGCAAAGCGCCGTTTCCGGATGTGTAATATGAGTTTTAGGAGGTGGAAGATTGCCTGCCCGCTCGGTTTTTACACCGTGTCTATATCATAGCACGATTTGTCCGCCGAATTACCCGTTATTTATATTCTTGACGATTTCAATCAAGCCGAATTGTGCTGCCACCGCCGCCGCGTACATCCGCGTGTCGGTCATGATGCGCCCATAGGTCGATTGTGAGACACATAGCTTGCAGCACGTCTCCTGATAGTTTTCGCCACGGTAGCGCGACTTTGCTACCTTGCGCTGAAGCTCATCCAAATGCTCATAGGTGGCGCGGATGACATACAGCCATTTTTCCGGATGGTCAATCTTCCTCCCGTTGACGTAGACATAGCGGATTGGTGTCAGTTCATGCAGCGCTGTTTGCGCCGTCGGATCTGAAATATATCCTGACCGTCCAGCGGTCATTTTCCCCGCGTGACTTCCCGAATCAAGCCGCCGTTCCCTTACAGCCTGCTTTATCTTGCTTTCGTGGTAGAACACGAAGTCAACTACGGCTATGTAGTCATCCCGCCGATTATTCTTGTACTGCATTACCAACCCTGCCTTTTATTTCTTCACGCGCTGCCAGTAATTGCGGATGGCCATTTCTAGCAGGTGCTTCGATGCGTTTTCGTAGCTCCAATACCGCTTAAAGATTTTTTCTCCGCCGTCCGGTTCCGTGTAGCGTATGGAGTACAGCCGCCCGTCCGGTTCATCGTCGGATGTCAGGTGCCAGATTCGTCCGCCTTCATCCCGGAACACGATAGCGTCAAGGTCGGGATGATGCTTGTACCATGGCAATCCTTTGAGAACGTCCAATCCGTCACCTCCCCATAACCTCTCAAAAAGTTTTTTGCGTTTACCATTTCGACCGCCTTGACCATTTCTTCGTAGGTGAAGACGGAACACATTTGCGTGTAGATGGCGACCAGCACGTCCACGGTTTCCTCGGCAAGATGTGCGCGGCCTTTGCCGCCTTTTTCCTCTGCTGCAAAGCGCATTTCGGTTACTTCTTCCTGGACCTTGTCAATCTGTTTCGACAGGTCAAAGGAATCTCCGTCCATGCAAGGCTTTACTGCCTTGATTTCAATGCTCATGCTTTTTCCTCCTGTATTCGATGCAGGCGCGCGTGCTGCGCTTTATGCCCACTGACTTGATGGCGCATTTCACGCCGCCCAAAAGAACGTCATGCAGACAGTTCCGGCAAGTGCCGCAATAGTCAGCCGGTGGCGGTGGAGGAGGATTTCTTATCCCCGATTTGTTTGTCATATTGTTCGCGCTCCTTCTTTGCCTTTTCATAGGCCAGCTTCATTTTCTCCGATTCGACTTCACACATGGCGAACAGTTCTTTGAACGTGATGTGCGTTTCTCTTTCGATTGTTTCGCGCAATTCGTCCACGGTGTTATGCCCGCGTACCATCATGTCGCCCAGCTCGTTCAGCTCCAGGATAAAACGCTGGATGCGCTTTTTGCCAAAGCCGAATTGCATGTGCAAAACGCCGACCACAATCTGTACCGTCTGGCCGAAAATATCCGGCGTGAATTCTTTCATGATTAAATCCCGGTTTTCGGTCAATGCCTGATACAGCAAGTGCTGCTTGTAGTCCATGCGCGCCTGCTGGCGGGCGGCGGCATCCATCGTGTCGAAGTGCGGCGTTGAAAGGCGCAAGTCTTCGCAAAGCAGGTTGATGTTCGGCATAGGCGGCTTTTTCCATTTCAGGTTCAGTTTCCTCGATTTCTTCCACGTCAGTTTCATGTTCTACCTCCCGCTTATTCTTCCGGCAGTTCTACGTTGTATCCCATGGCGCGCCGGTTGAAGGCATAGATATAATCCACCGAATGATGTTCACGATCAGCGACGATACCCAATAGGACGTCGCGCGGAATATCCCCGTTATGGAACAGGATGTGGCAGCGCGTGCAGAGCTGAATCAGATTTTCGCGGATGTCCCGCCCGCCAGCGCCGACGGTGAAGATGTGATGCGGCTCGATGTTAGCCGGGGCACCGCAAAATTCACAGAACGGCAGGCGGCACGCGCGGATGGTCTTGTAGTCGCGGCGGCGTTTCAATGCAGTTCGCCGTCCTTTTCGCGGTATTTCCATGCCTGCCAGTTATTGACCCGGATAGGCTTTTCTTTCGCGCAGGCGTAAACCATTATGGTCACGCCGATGGCGATTAAGGCAATAGTCATGCGTTCATCCTCCTATAGGCTTGATACTGGCCGTAGCTCATACCAGCCGCCCGTGCGGCGCGCTCAGTTTCGGCCAGGTGTGACTGCTCGTGTATCCGCTTCATGGTGTAGCGTATCCGGTGTTCGCGGCTTTGCTGCAGCTTTTTCAGACGGTGGCATTCCGGGCATAGGCATTCGCTTTCTTTCGGCTCGTATGCCTGCCCGCATACGTTGCACTTTCTCATACTCTCTTTTTCCTCCCGCACATGTTTTTACGACCGGGCAGGTGGCGCACGGATGACGGCACCGGCAGGCCGTAATGATTTGCTTATTCATTTCGCCGTTCACCTCGCTTTGATGGCGTTTCGATTTTCTCGCAGACAAGCCGCTGCATAGGGTAGCCGTCGGCGGTCTGACCGTTGAAACACAAATGGGGGATAAGTGTATAGCCCGGCGGCGGCACCATCTTTTCTGTCCACGTGTTGGAACGCTTGATTTTGTGTTTTTTCGGTGGACGGCGTACCAGATTGCGCGACGTGCTGATGCGTCCGGCGTGTTCTTCGATTTTCTGCTTTGAGAAATAGCTGGCCATTTTGATGGCGTCGGACGTATCGCCCCCGAACAGGTCAATCTTGACAAAGCCGTGCGGCCATATCTTCTTGACGATGCTTTTCATAGTCTCAAAGTCGAATACTTTCGACATGAGGATATGGAAATGGGGACGGCCCTTGCCGGACAGGTTTTCGATGACGCGCAGCCACTTGAATTTCCCGCCCGCTTTTTCAACCCGGTATTTCATCCGCCCCATAAACAAATCCACGTCATGAGGTACGGCGGCAGTATCGGGTTTGTCAGAGTAGGTGGCGGTCAGGTAGTAGTCGCCCGTCACAAAGTTGTCCTTGATGACCATTGCATATTTTTCCGCCCGGTGCCGCTGATTGATTGCTTGTTGCTCCGTGGAGGTCAGGCTCTTTCTTTCACTCCGGCCACCCTGTTTGTTATATTGCCAGGTATGATATTTTTTGATGATCATGCAGCTCTTATCTAGAGACTGCCACCTAGACTCCACATACATGGTTTACCTCTCTAAAAATCTTCTAATTTTGCCACTAACTTTAATTCCTCTATCAAGCCCCCAAACGGCCCCATGTGGAACCGTTCGGAACCTTGACATTATATTGTAGGAAAAGTCACTTCGTCAGCACCCATATCAGCGCTGTCCAGCATAACAGGCATCCCGTCATGAAGATGGCCTGCGCGGCGCTTTCAAGCTGTCTGCGCTTTCTGCTTTTCCGTTCCGTCTGCATTTTTGTTTTTATTCACCATACTTTCTGCTATGATCTGCGCGACGGTTTCGATGAAGGCATCTTCGCCGCCGCCCGTGTACTCAATCTGGATGTCCTGCATCACCGTCGCCCCCCTTCGATGCTGAAGTCAATCTTCATCTGTGCGCGGTCACCCTTTATAAAGTGTTCCGCTTCCTTGATGGCATTGTCGATGGCGTGCGTGAATTCATCCGTCCAGCCCGGCACGCCTTCCTTTGACAGCTTGTTCGTGCGGATGGCGATGCACTTCGCCTGGCGCGGTACGGCGTGCAAGGCTTCCAGCTTGACCGACGGCACGCCGACCTTGTCGTAGGACATGACCATCTTGTGGACCATCGTGCCGCGCGCGTCTTCAGGAGACAGGCCGCAATATGAAATAAGGTGCGGTGTCAATCCCTGCAGCGCGGCAATCATTTCCGGACGCGGAATATCGGATGATACAAGGTAGTGTTCTTCCAGCCCGCCGGACGTGTTTTCCTGTCGCCAAACAATGGTTGTCTGGCCGTCCCTGTAGCTTAATTGCAGGATTTCCATGTTCCCACCTTCAATCTACCTGTGCGTAGAAACGAATACCGAATTTGTCAGCGTATCTGTCCAGGTCTTCCTGTGCCTGCGATTCTTTCCAGCGCGGCGTCAGGCTCCGCACCGGCAGCCAATGCGTTGACAGCTTTCCGCCCCGGCAGATACGGTGATAGGCGCGGTAGGCTCCGTTCGCGTTCTTCCTTACGGCGAAGATGCTGCCGGACTTGTTTTTGTAGAATGTTCTCATTTCTCATGCTCCTTTATCACTTCGCGCGCGGCCTGAACGACCGTGCAGATGAAGTCAATCGGCGCCATGTTGCGGATGATCGGCACGGTGCGCGCCTTCTTGCCATGGTAGAGGATGAAGCACTCTGTCATTTCATCGTTCGGCATGACGTTCACCGGCTCCGCTATGCACCAGTCCAGCATGATGTCGATATTGTCTATGGTGTCGAACGTGACATAATTGCAAGGGTCCACGCCGACTTCCTTGTGGTACATCATTTACGGTTCACCTTCTTTCGTGTCGAACAGATTAAGCTGGATGTCGGCGGCATCCGCTACCTGCCGGACGTTCTCACGGTGTCGCTTGCGGTTTTTCCACCACCAACCGTCCAGCACGTACACCGGCGTGTACCATACATCCGGTTCATCCAGCGTCAGCGCGTTTTGCCGCATGACGATAGCAGGAATACCGTACAGGGAAAGCTGGATGTAGCACATATACACGCACCGTTCATCCACGTCGCCCGCCACGACAAGCACGTCCCTGCATGGATTGCCGCCCGCCCGCCGGACGCCGTTCAATCCGCCGTAGATGGTTGAACCGGAACCACACGCGGCGTCATTCATGGTGATAAAAGGTTGATGCTTCAGGGTTTCTTTGATGTCATCCCCGATGGCAAGGCGTCCCATCATTTCTGACAGGCTGTTCGGCGTGAAGAATTGCGCCTTGTATTTGTTCTGGACATCCAATTCATGGAAGATTTCGCCCATGACATCTTCATATCCGGCCACGGTCATACGGTGTTCCATTTCTTCTACCAGCAGCCCGAACATATTCGCCGCGATGCGACATTCTTCGGGATTGTAGCTCTTGACGATGCGGGTATGGGTGGCAAGTCGCGCATCCGCTTGCGTCCAGTCAACGCGGTTACTCAGTTCGATGGCGGCCAGCTGGCACCAATCTTCGAAGGCTCGCCAAATATCCGTGCGCCGGGCGAATCGATGAAACTCACGTATCCATTCGCGCTTATAGTCAGTCATCGTCCACGTCCATTTCTTTACCAATGTGTTCAATCGCTTTATAGTTGGCGCGTACCCCGCCGGTGGCGTCCTTTTGGGCAATTTCTCGCAGGCGGGCCATGGTGTCACGCATCGTCTGATAGCCCAGGTTGTCTTCGTCCAGGTAGGTGTCCCAAACCCACGCTTCCAATCCTTCCATGCGGCCTTGATTGTAGTCTTCCATGCCTTAGTCTTCCATGCCTTTTTGCACGTCTGCTTCCATGTAATTTTCTTTTTCCAGCGCAGCGTCTTTTTTAATCGCCGCCCGGTAGCGTGCCACGGCGTCCGTGTAGTAACACCAAAGCAGTTTCAGCTTTTCGCGCTGCTTCATTTTGCCTTCCTCCATTCTCAAACGATTTCGCATGATTTTCGCACGATTACGCGGTTACCTTGTTGTTGGCCTTGCCGAACGACACCTCGAAGCCAAATCCCGTGTCACGGTGCATCTTTTCAATGGTGCGCAAGAAGTTGATACCGTCGGAGATTTCTTCGTCCGTGTCGATGTCAGCGATACCCAGCACCCAGCCCAGCGCATAAGCGCCCTGGAACAAGTTGTGGCGGTTCTCCCACGTGCTCACGTCGTAGTAGACGGTCTCCGCCGCTTCGCGGCAATAGGTCATATACTGCTCTTTGATTTCTGCTTTCTTCATCATGGCTTTTTCCTCCAAATTCCTGTTCTACGGTTTATCAATGATGGCGGAGTAGGTTCTCCGCCCGCATGATCTGAATGTGGCGTTCCCGTTTGCGGCATACGTGCCAGTGGCATTCCATGACCAGATTGCGAATTGGCTGTGCTGCCAATTCATGTTCCAGCACAGGGATTTCGTCCGCCGGCGCCGTTCCGGTGCGGTTGACTATCTCGCTCCCGTCAATGTAGATTTTCAATCTTCCGCCTTCCTCCATTTACGCCGTCAGTGGTTTGCCCGCCGCCTGCTTCTCACGGTGAAGCTCCACAAGGCGGTTCATCATGGAAGCACCGACGATGGCGTCCGTGAAGGCTTTCGTCTGTTCGGCGTTCAGCTTTTCCAGTGCTTCAAGCAGGCGTTTCGTGTCCGTCTTTTTGGCATTGAATTCATGTTCCATCATGTCTTCGTCCTCCTTTTAGGTTTCAAAGCTCAATATCTTGCTTTGTGAGTTTATTATATAACTTTTGTGAGTTTTTGGCAATAGGTATTTTATAAAAATCTTGCTTTGTGAGTTTATGCGTAGTATTATATAGGCAGGAGGTGATTACCATGAAGGAAGAAACTATCGGTGAACGCATCCGGCAGTTGCGCAAGGAGTTGCATCTCACGCAAGCCGAATTTGCAGAAAAAATCGGCCTGAAGCCTACCGCCGTTCTTATGTATGAAAAAGGTTCTCGCAAGGTTACCGAACAAAGCCTTTCATTGATTGTCCAGAATTTCGGTGTTAATGAATCGTGGTTGCGTTACGGAACCGGCGAAATAATGCAGCGCACCGACGAAACGCTGCTGGCACAGTTGGCAGACGAATACCATTTATCTGCCGATCAGCAAGTTTTGGTGAAGTCGTTCCTGTCTTTGACGTCGGAACAGCGTGCATCCATTGTTGACGCCGTGTGTGATGCTGCTGCCGCTATCCAGCGCGCCCGCGAACAAAGGAAGGCCGACAGCATAGACGCAAAGGTTGAAGCGTACCGGCAGGAATTGGAAGCAGCCGAAAAAGGGCAGTCTCTTTCCACGACTGGCTCCGCCGACACAGATGCAGATAAGGTCCAGAAAGCATAATAAAAAAGCCGTCCGTTTTTCGGTCGGCTTTCTTGTATAGGAATTTAGGGGAGTGTGTATCATGTCCGAACGCAAGAAGGGCAGCTCGCTTTTGCAGTTGCCAGCAGACTACACGGTTATTGACCTTGAAACTACCGGCCTCGACCCTCAATATGACCATATCATTGAAGTTGCGGCGGTGAAGGTAAGGGATGGTGAGGAAGTTTCACATTACAATTCGCTCATACAGCCGCCCGTACAGGACGATGACGGCCAAGCCTACTATGTGGATGATTTCATTACCCAGCTTATAGGCATCACGAATGATATGCTGGCCAGCGCGCCGACCTTTGAAAAAATCAAAAATGACCTATGGCAGTTCCTTGATGGTGAATTGCTCGTAGGCCATAATGTGAATTTCGATATAAACTTCCTGTATGATAATTTCGCCCAATATGGATTGACCTTTCAAAACGACTTTGTCGATACGATGCGCTTATCCCGCCGTGCGCTTCCCGACCTCCCGCACCACCGCCTTAAGGATTTGTGTGCTTATTTCCATATTGACGGCGAATTTCACCGTGCTGCAGGCGATGCCGCTTTGACTGACAATGTGCTGCATCACCTGGCCGAATACATCAAGGCGAATCATGTGCCGCTTACCCGGCACCGCCCGTCTGTTGATTTGCGCCAATTGCAGGCAGACGGCGCTGGCAATCCCGACCATCCGCTTTACGGCCAGCATTGTGTGTTCACCGGCAAGCTCTCCCGCTTTGAACGTAAGCAGGCCGCCCAAATGGTGGTTAATGTCGGCGGTTTCTGCGATAATAACGTAGTCAAAACTACTAATTTTCTAGTTGTTGGCAGTTTCGACTATGTTTCCAATGTCAAAGGCAACAAAAGCACGAAAATCAAGAAGGCTGAAAAGCTCATACTGGCAGGTCAGGATTTGCATATCATATCCGAAAATACCTTCTATGACATGATGGATGCTGAATAGGCGGTTTTCGTACAAAGTGCGTGTATATATGTGCGCTTTCGGCCAATATCCCCAATATTGGCCAGCAAAAGCGCCTTTTCACTATGATTTTTCGTACAAACAAAAAAGGCGCGCCGCGCCCCGACGTGCCTTTTCTGTGTAGAACATTCTATTCCAATGGGAATTTAGAGGAAACCGTTACTCATGGAAGTTTCAGTATCGGTTCACTTTCTATTTTACCCATAAACGACATCTTGTAAAGGGGGAGAAATATGATTGCAGCCCTTTATGCGCGCTATTCCTCCGACAACCAGCGCGCGGAATCCATCGTTGCCCAGCTCCGTGCCGGCAGGGAATACTGTCAGCGGCGCGGTTATACCATCATCAAGGAGTATGCGGATGAAGCGTATACCGGCACCAATGACCGCCGCCCGCAATATCAGCAGATGCTGGCCGACGCGCGGCGCGGATTGTTTGAAGTGGTCATCTTCCACAAGGTCGATAGGTCGGCGCGCAACGAATATGACTACTACCGCCACAAGCGTGATTTGACGGCGTGCGGCGTGATGGTAGAGTACAGCGGCCAGTCCATTGATATGTCTACACCTGAAGGCGCGTTGATGGAAAATCAGATGGTCGGCCTTGCCGCGTACTATTCGCGCAACCTGTCCCGTGAAGTCAAGAAGGGACTGAAAGAGAACGTCCTGGCAGGCAAGCTGACCGGCGGCAAACCTCCGTTTGGTTTCACCACGGATGCAGACAAGCGCCTGATACCAGATGCAGGGGAGGCCTCCGCCGTGCGGCATATCTTCACGATGTACGCGGACGGCCACGGTTATTCCGACATACTTTCGTACCTGAACAGTCACGGTTTCCGTACGCGCACAGGCCGCCCGTTCGGCAAGAATTCCCTGCATGACATCTTCCGCAACCGTCGGTATATCGGCGTGTGCATTCTAGGCAAGAATCAGAAATACGCCGACGGCCACCGCAACAGCCACCGCGCCGACCACAGCGGCATGATTATCGTCGAAGATGGCTGTCCGGCAATCGTCAGTAAAGAGTTATGGCAGCGCGTGCAAAGCAGGATGGACAGCAACCGGCACCGCCCCGGCGCGTTCCGTGCCAAGCATAACTACCTGCTGTCCGGTTTTATCCATTGTGGCCTATGTGGCGGCACCATGTCAGGCACCGGCACGCTGTCACACGGTCACGTCCTCCGCTATTACCGATGCAGCGCAAAGACGAACCACGGCAAGGCCGCGTGTGCGAACAGGGGAGTCAGCGCCGACCGCCTGGAATCGTTCATTATCAAGTATCTTCGCCGCGTCATGCTCTCCCCGAATATCTTGATGCGTATAGCCGCCCGCGTGGCCGCAATCATTCGTGAGTCCGTCGGCACCGTCGATGATGCGCGCCGCCGCCTGCAGCAGCAGGAAACGAAACTTGCCCGCGCGCTGGACCGTCTCTATGATATGGTGGAGTATGGCGAACCGGATGAATTCGACCGCGAACGCATGGCAAAGGTCAAAGCCGAATTGAACGCCGTGCGCGCGGATCTGCGCGACATCAAGCAAAGGAAGCAGCAGGAAACGACGCCCGCCGACGTGGTCAGCTACATCCGGCAGACGTTCCTCCCGATGCTGGAACAGTCTGACAAGCTCCATATCGTCCTGTCCGCCCTTGTCCACGACGTCATCGTCACCCCCGACAAGGTCCGCGTGCAATTCAACGTGGCGGCATTTGAGTGTGGAGGGTTCGCCCCCGAGCGCACCAGATGA